GGTAAGAATGAACAACCGGGAAATAACTCACAATCATCTGCTGTATCGTTATTAACGACACTGTACAAACCTAACACTATCTTTGTAGCGTTAGTGTGAGTTGCTTCAGAAAAGTCCCCATGAAAATAAGAGGGCGCTGCTTTAACATACCTCTTACTATCGGTAAGTCGGTGGACTTGCCGCATCATGTTTACAATGAATGTAGGTCCTGTCACATCAATGCGATTTTTCAATATATTCAGGGAAGTACCGCGAAGCTTACGTTTCCGATAATACTCAGTGAATTGATAACCTAAATGGGATTCTCTCCACACGCGGTGTACGCGGGTCATAAGGTCAACAAACTCACTAAAAAAAGAGTAAATCCTACTATCGTAAACAAAATCGCTGTCAACACACAAATCCCTTCTATACCATCCCCGTTCCAAAGAGCGGGTGACACGTTTAAGCTGAGTTGGATGTAACCCAGAATTAAAGAGTCGCTGGTCGCAAAGGTAGGACTGTTTAGCTGCATTCTGACTAAGAATGTAACTACCCTTCATCAACCTTAAATCATAGAGAAGATGAAAGAGTAAAGCCACGACCTTCGGATTGAAAAACCCCTCCACTAGAGCGCTTAATAAAACGCTACGATAATCGTCTAAAGTTTTTAACTTACGCTCAGGGTTGACTAAGCGTGTTAGAACTTCGTTAGAAGGCCTAACCATCCGATTATCAGCAGTGAAGTAATATGACAGGAATTTCACAGAGCCGGTGAACGAGTATGAACCATACCCCTGCAAAGAGTACAGTAAATATTTCTCATGGTCAAGAGTCCCGTTAAATTCTTGACTGGTTGGACACGATTTACAGTACTTCCTTAACTTACTGTCAACCCAACCAGAGGAAGAATGGTTAAATTTGCGTTCAACGAACTTAACCAATAGTCGATGTGCTATGATGCTCTTAACAACATGTAATGTAGCGCCAAATACACTCTTAATGAATTTGGAAATGAAGACAAGGTCTTCCCTAGCCTTCATATTCCTTACAACCACATTATGTTGTTTGTGAGGCAAACCAATAACAGCATCGTCGCCGTAAGTGGCAATAAGTGTTTTTGAAAAACACTCTGGTCCGTACAATTTATATGTAGATTCTCTCAACATAATATAATTGCACAGACTACCGATGATAGACGTAAATCCTGACCCACTGGGGATGCCGCCATCTTTACGGACAACTAACCCATTTGGTAACATGATCAACGTATTAATGAAACTGCCCTCTAACCATTTAAGTAGTTTCCAACTATTTGAGCCAGGTACGATACCCAGAAGAACGCCCACCAGCATAAATGCACGATGAATGACACTATTAGGCACGGAGGCGTCGAACTCAGAATAGTCGGCACAAATAAAGGAACAGAATCCTTCGAATCTATCAATAAAAGTCCTCGGGCCTGATCCGTATTTGTCGAAACCGATCAGGACACAACGTTGAGAACTCTTAAAGAATTCGGTCAATGGTATAGTGAACACATTGCACAGTATGGACTCGTGGGAATCTGCCATCCAGACTGCCCTACCAGATGAAGACCCTGATAGGATTTTATCAATGTGCTCACTACTCTTTTTCAATTTAGCACGACCAGCAAGTGAAAAAACAGGACAGGCTGCGGCACGACCTTCAGAAAGTCGAGAATAGACACACCGAGCTACACTGATTGCGCAGTTCAACGCACTCAGCTTATTGGTGTATCCTACAGCCTGAAATGAAGGACCACTGTTGGCGTCCAAATTAAAAGATGTGGAATTAATCGCGTCCTCAATGTCTAAAGCTCTTAGCTCTACACCCTCAGGATTGAGCTCCCGAATCATATCATCGATTGAAACGGAGAATTCAACATCATCAAATTGACGATAATCGCGATTATACTTCTTTAAATACAGGAGCCGGTCGGCTAAACCGCCCCCATATCGAACGTCTGATTTAACAGATAAAACGTTCTCTAGGTACTTACCACCCAATTTCCCTAAAGAAGATAAACAGTAGTAGTTCCGCTGAAGAAAAGAGTGTCCACAATAACCACTTACACTCCCAGTTAGATAGTAACTCTCTGGGCGGTAAAAATTTAAATCTCGTCGATTTAAATAAGGAAGTACGACAGGAAACTGATATCTAAGTCTACTGTCATACTCATCCCGCTGGTCAGCGGGAATGTTATTAGCGACACCCTCGTGGTGAATGAAATCAATGTATAATTCACTCTCACGCGTTTTCCGCGACTGTAGCCGCGATAAAATCATCAACAGCGGTCGATACCCCAGACCCACTTGCTTCCTCCATGTCCTCAATTTCCGCATCATCCGCATCTTGTTTACGCGGCCGCTGTTGCACCATCTCAAGGCCGTGTAAATAACCTTGAGAAGTACGAAAGGACTCGAGTCTATCAGACAAGAGCTTTCCAGCACGATGGGCAGCGAAAAGTTGCATAAACTTCTCAACTGTATACTTTGATTGGACTTCTTGGGAAGCATAGTACTTTTGGCTCACCTCCAAACGTTCTTTCTCAGTTAGTCTACCTGAGCGTACGGAGTTATACTCTTGTACGAAATCAGACACGACAGTTAACTCCTCGTCAACTGCTTTTCTCTTATCCTTCGCTGCCTCGAATGCTAATCGCGCGACCTCAAATTCGCGAGTTGCAGCTTTTCGGGTCTCACGCACGGTGGCGGAGATAGCTGACACGTCAGCATTCATTCGGACGACCTCTTCTGGAAGCTTAGCCTCACGAATGAACCTACTCTGATGCAAAATCCTAACACGCTTGTGAACACTCTTATCACTCATTATTAATGAGAGAAACACCGATACAGGCTCGTTTAAACCGTAGTTCGGATTACATTTCTCTTGGACAAAAGCCTTACCAGCATCCTCTTTCAAGTCGTTAAATGTTACATACATCGAACATAACTTTACTACAGCCTTGAAAGCTGCAGGAAGGATACCAAGTAATTCACAAATTAACCAACAGAATACTAAAGCACCAAGGCGCTGAACCTGGTCAATAGCATAAAGGCTAGCGGGGTTAATCGCTCCCTTATTCTGAATGGCGTGTTGGCGACCAATTACCAAACAATCATGATATTGGGCATTCGATACTTCCAAGTTTCCAAGGAAGTTGGCAGACTTTAGATCATTGACCCAGTGTCTGTCTTTCTTCTCCAATGACCCGACGAATGTGTCCAAATCGCCGGTGATGTCAACTGCCGGGGCTTTAACCTCCGGCAAAGGAGCGGAGCTCGAATCTGCTTTCCTACGCTTAGGCGCAGCAGAAGCGCTGGCACTTGAACTCTCAACCGAAGGCGTAGTGCCAACCACCTTCGGCTTTGACTTTCCTGTAACAGCAGCGCGCGTACGCTGTGCTACAGGAGGTGATAACGCCGATGAAAGCGTTACCGATTGCTTTTGCTGATTACTCATGT